GCATCTAAGTATTGCAAAGACCCCAACTATGCAAAGGGATCAAAGGGTAAGAAGTAATGGGCGATCTTAAAAAGTGGGTAGACCAAGACTGGGTTAGGATTGGTACAGACGGAAAGATTAAAGGTAAATGTGGAACGTCTAAAAACAAAAAGAATCCAGATAGATGTTTACCTAGGAAAAAAGCGCAATCCCTTAGTAAAAGCGAAAGAGCAGCTACAGCTAAGAAGAAGAAACGTGCGGGATCAAAAGGAGAGACTGTAGTGAAAAATACAAAACCTGCTACTGTTAAGTTACGTGAGGGTGGCCTTGCTAGAGGTAAACGGTCTATAGCTACAGGCTGCGGACAAGTAAAAAATAATAGGCGAAAGAAAACACTTTACGTTTAGAGGTATAAGTTATGAAAGGTGTAAAGCACTACAAAAGAGACGGTACTGAGCACAAAGGCTCTAGCCATAAAATGGCTGACGGTACTCTTCATACTAATAAGTCCCACACTAAAACAAGTGTAAAGTTATTCCATATGAATGAACTTTCCGCTAAAGCTAAGACCAAGGCCAGCGGTAAAACTGCCAAGAAACGGAGCAAGTAGCAATGACCACATCGGGCACTACCGCATTCAACATGGACTTCACGGAGATCGCTGAAGAAGCGTTTGAACGTGCTGGTCGTGAAATGCGTTCTGGTTATGATCTTCGCACTGCGAGACGCTCCATGAACCTGCTTACTATCGAGTGGCAGAACCGTGGCATTAACATGTGGACTATAGATAGCGGCACTATAAACCTAGTCAAAGGGCAGACGCAGTATCCCCTGCCAGCGAATACCATAGACTTGTTAGAGCATCAGATACGGACAGGTAGTGGAAACGTCGCTACTCAGGCTGACCTTACCATAAGTCGTGTTAGTGTAAGTACTTACGCGTCTATCCCTAACAAGTTAACACAAGGTAGGCCCATCCAGCTTTACATAGAGCGGTTGCGTGATGCTCCTCTAGCCAACGTGTGGCCTGTACCAGATACTAACGATTATGTTTTATACTACTGGCGTATGCGTAGGATCGAAGACGCGGGTAGTGGTATACAGACTTCGGACATGAATTTTAGGTTTTTTCCTTGTCTGGTAGCGGGATTAGCTTATTATATAGCTATGAAACTGCCTGAGATGGTTGACCGAGTGCCTTTGTTAAAAGCTGTGTATGACGAGCAGTTTGAAATGGCCGCAGGAGAAGATAGGGAGAAGACCTCGGCTAGGTTTGTACCTCGTATAGGGTACGTATAACTATGGGCGCTCAATTTGCTTCTAGTAAAAAAGCCATTGCTTTATGCGATGTATGTGGATTCCAGTACAAACTAAGAGAGTTGAAGAACCTCATAGTTAAGAATAGAGACACTAACATAAAAGCGTGTACTGAGTGTTGGAACGAAGATCAACCGCAGAACAGATTAGGGGAATTTCCAGTACACGATCCCCAAGCATTACGTGATCCCCGCCCCGATACTAGTTTAGGTGAGTCAGGAGATCACAGCAGTAGAGATACCCAGTGGGGTTGGAACCCAGTAGGCGGAGGATTTGACCCCTATAATTTAACTCCCAACGCGCTAACAATAGCTGGTAATATAGGGCAAGTAACAGTAACTATTTAATAGGAGCATTAACATGCCACAAGGTAAAGGAACATACGGGTCAAAAGTAGGTCGGCCTAAGAAAGTAAAAAATAAAATGGGCTACTCAGAAGGCGGCAAAGTCAAAGTACGTGGTACTGGCGCGGCTACTAAAGGGTTGTACGCTAGAGGGCCAATGGCTTAAACCATGAACTACACAGAACTGAAAACTAATATTCAAGACATTTGTGAGAACACGTTCACAGATGCCCAGCTTGCTATGTTTACGCAACAGGCAGAGCAAAAGATATATAACTCAGTTCAAATACCCGCACTGCGTAAGAATGTAACTGGGCGTACTCAAGCAAATAATCAGTATTTAACCGTACCTCTTAGTGATTTTCTGTACACCTATAGTTTGGCGGTCATTGATTCTAATGGGTCATTTACGTACTTGTTAAATAAAGACGTTAACTTTATACGTGAAGCGTACCCTATTCCTACGACTACAGGTTTACCTAAGCATTATGCTTACTTCGATGACGCTAGCTTTATATTAGGGCCAACGCCTACTAATATTTATAACGTAGAGTTGCACTACGGTTACTATCCTGAGTCTATTGTTACAGCGGGTACTACATGGCTTGGAACTGAGTTTGACTCCGCATTGCTTAACGGAGCATTAATAGAAGCAATACGGTTCCTGAAAGGTGAGCCAGACATTATAGCTAACTATGAAAAAATGTTTGGGTTAGCTATGGCACTATTAAAAAATCTTGGGGATGGTAAACTACGCGAAGACACATACCGTTCTGGACAATACAGAATGTCAGTTAGTTAAGGAACTAAAGAATGTTTAATATAGCGGTATCAAATGTAGGCTCTGTAGGAGTTACTACTACTAACAACAAAGGACACGATCCTGAGTTTTGGGCAGAAATAGCTACAAGCCGGATAGTGTCAGTAGGTGGAGAGTGTCATCCAGCTATAAAAGAACAAGCAGAAGCGTTTAAAGCACAAGTGTTTAACGCAGTAAAATACTATATGGAAGAAGCAATCAAAAGCGATAGAACTACTTTAGTAGGGTTGCTTAACCAAAACCAACAACAAGACATGGCCGAAATCATTAGGAGATTGTAATGGCAATAGCTCAAGCAATGTGTACCTCGTTTAAAAAAGAATTACTCGAAGGTACTCATAATTTTCTAGCAAATGGAGGAAGCACCTTCAAACTAGCCTTATATACTAACTCCGCAACTCTTAATGCGGCTACATCAGCGTATACTAGTTCTAATGAATCTAGTGGAACCAATTATACTGCCGGGGGAGCAGCTTTAACTAACGTAAACCCTACTTCGTCTGGTACTACGGGGTTTACAGATTTTTCTAACCTAACTTTTAGTACGGTTACTTTAACTGCTAGAGGCGCGTTAATATTTAACAACTCAGCCGGAGGTAACAAATCTGTATGTGTGTTAGATTTTGGAGCTGACAAAACAGCTACTGCCGGAGATTTTACTGTTACTTTCCCAGCACCAGATGCTAGTAACGCGATTATTAGGATAGCATAGTGTCAGATGTTACGGGCTGGGGACGTGGAGTTTGGGGGTCTGCTACATGGGGAGACCCTGAGGCTGTATCACCTACTGGCGTTGTAGGTACAAGTGCATTAGGCAGTGTAGGCGTGGGTGGACAATCTGGAGCGCTTGTTACATCAGTTAGGGGTGTAGGGTCGGTAGGTAACGTTATAGTAGGTTCTTCTGTAACTTTTTCAGTATCCGGTGTTTTAGGCACTGGCGAGATAGGTACAACAAATGTGTGGGGGTTGATAGATACTTCTCAAACACCAAATTGGCAAACAATAGCCGCATGAGGGTTATATAATGGCAACATACGTTAATGATTTAAGACTAAAGGAGATTGGCACAGGCGAATCTTCTGGTACATGGGGCACTGAAACAAACGTCAACTTAGAGTTGATTGGTGAGGCTATGGGCTATGCGACTAAAGCGGTCGCTAATGCATCAACTTCTACTATTACAATGCCCGATGGAACAGCCACAGGCGGCGAGCTTAGGTCATTGTATCTAAAGCTAACTGGAGGTGGTCAAGCCTCCACAGTAACTCTGGCTCCCAACACCGTATCTAAAGTTTGGTTTATAGAAAACGCTACAAGCTACACTCTTACCTTTACAATGGGTTCTGGGGCTAATGTAGCAGTATTAGCAGGGCAGACTAAATCTATCGCCTCTGATGGCGCAGGTTCTGGTGCGGCGCTCTATGATGTTATGACTGACCTGTCAGTAGCAGGAGATTTCTTTGTTGCAAATACCATACAACCTGCCGGAGATACAGCTTCCGGCGATAATGCTGCGTTTGGTTATGCTTCCGCCGATGGAGCTATCTTAACAGGTCAGGGTTCAACGTCCGACGTTACTCTAAAGAACGATGCTGACGGTACTGTACTTACCATTCCTACAGGCACTACTAACGTAGATATTGTTGGTACAGCTACAGCGGCAACTTTTGAACCTGACGGAGATACAGCCGCTGGGGATAATGCTGCAATTGGCTATACATCTGCTGAAGGTCTTATTCTTACCGGACAAGGCTCAACCAACGATGTAACCATAAAGAATGACGCTGACGCAGATGTCATAGAGATTCCAACAGGTACAACTACCGTTAATTTTGCAGGGGCTGTGGATGTTGTTGGAGACTTAACTGCGGCTACATTTACGCCTGATGGAGATACAGCTTCGGGTGACGCTGCTGCCATAGGCTTTACAGCGGCAGAGGGTCTTATTCTTACAGGTCAAGGCTCAACGAATGACGTAACAATTAAGAACGATGCTGACACAGACGTTATTGAGATACCGACAGGCACCGTTAAGGCTGTAATAGCTGGACTGGTCGAGATATCCGCTGGTGACATTGCTATTAAAAACAGCGGAACCGTATCAACAGTTAAGTTTTATTGCGAGTCAAACAACGCGCATTATGCTCAACTTCAAGCTCCCGCACACTCCGCCTTTTCAGGCAACGTAACTCTTGTACTACCAGCTACTTCAGACACTTTGGCGGGTATTGCAGCTACACAGACTCTAAGTAATAAAACCCTAGCACACCCTTTGATTTCTGGAGATACAGCCGCTGGTGACGATGCCGCGCTCGGTTACACCAGTGCAGAGGGGCTTATCCTTACAGGTCAAGGTTCTACTAACGATGTAACTATTAAGAACGATGCTGATGCTGCTGTTTTAACTATTCCTACTGGAACCGTTAACGTCGCTATGGCAGGCACTGTTACTGCGACAAGCACTATAGTAGGTAACGCCGGAATACACGCTAAGAACGGCGCTACCGGAGCAGGTTTTGTTCAGTTCTTTGAGGACTCAGACAACGGCACGAACAAAGTTACTCTTGCTGGCCCTGCGTCTACCGCAGATATTACGCTAACTCTGCCGAGTTCAGCAGGCGTTAACGGTCAGGCTCTGGTCACTAACGGCTCTGGCGTATTGTCGTTTGAAGCCGTAGGCGGCGGGAACGTAGTAGACTTCGTAGCTAGTGGCACACTGCCTAATGGCAAGCCCGTTGTCTTAAAGTCTAATGGAACTATTGAAGTGGTGGCTTCGGGAGGCAGCAGTACTGTCATTTCAGCAGGAAGTCCAACTGTATTTGAGTCAGCAGATAGCGAATGGAACTCAGTCACTAGGTTAACCGACACTACAGCTATAGTGACTTATAGGGATAACGGTAACTCTGGCTACGGTACTGCTTGTATCTTAACTGTGTCCGGTAGCTCTATTACATCGGGAACTCCCGTTGTGTTTGAGTCTGCATCCACATATTACATCTCAGTCATTAGGTTAACCGACACTAAGGCTTTAGTGGCTTACCAAGATCGTGGTAACTCTAGCTATGGTACTTCTGTTATCTTAACTATTTCTGGTACCTCTATTTCAGTAGGGACTCCAGTTGTGTTTGAGTCAGCAAGCACTGAATACATCTCAGCCGATATGTTGACCGCCACCAAAGCTATAGTGGTTTATAGAGATGCAAGTCCTACCTACGGTACTGCTTGTATCTTAACTGTTTCTGGTACCTCTATAACAGCAGTGACTCCAGTTGTGTTTGAGTCTGCTTCCGTATACTACCCCTCAGTCACTGCGCTTTCCGACACCAAAGCTATAGTGGCTTATTATGATGCTGCTAACGCTCAAAACAGACCATTTACTGCTGCTGTCTTAACTGTTTCTGGTACCTCTATCTCAGTAGGAACTCCCGCTAATGTTACGACAACAAGCGGAACTGGAGCGCATATTGCAATCACTACATTGAGTACTACTAAAGCTTTAATAGCTTTTCAGGATAATGGTAACAGTGGCTATGGTACTGCTGTTGTCGTAACTGTTTCTGGTACCTCTATCTCAGCAGGGACTCCACTTGTATTTGAGTCAGCAGATACCGAATACAGCTCGGCCGCTACGTTGACCGCCACTAAAGCTATGGTGGTTTATAGGGATAACGGTAACTCTAACTATGGTACTTCTGTTATCTTAGATGTTGATAATACCTCTATCACAAAAGGGACGGCAGTTGTGTTTGAAGCCGCCGCCTCAAGGTTTATCTCACTTACTGGGTTAACTCAATATAAAGCTTTAGTGGCTTATGAGGATAGTGCTAACTCTAAGTACGGTACTGCTCGTGTCTTAGATAATGTGGTAAATACAAATCTAACAGCAACAAACTTTGTAGGTATGTCTACAGCGGCATACACCAACGGGCAGACAGCGTCTGTTGCTGTATTAGGGGGCATATCCAGCAATCAAACCTCGCTAACCATAGGCTCAACCTACTACGTAAAAATCGATGGGACACTGTCTACAACCGCAGACATTCCATCAGTAATCGCAGGTAAGGCGGTGTCAGCCACTACATTAATTTTGAAAGGTCTTTAATAATGAAAACTATTACACTTAACTCTAACAACGTATCAGTCTATACTTTTGAGAATTCACATTCAGTTGTCTCAACTGCTGAAAACATCACTTGTCCGCACTTCATCATTGGTGACATGAACAGTAGCAACGCTACTATCCATACTGGCGCAACACCTCCAGCCGATTGGCAGGGTAACCGTTACACCTTTGATGGTACTACGTGGGCCGAAGTAGCGGGTTGGGAAGACCCAAAGGTCGCTGAGATTGCTCGATTGCAAGCCGAGATTGACGCTTTATCTGCTTAGTTCGATGATAAGTTTACT